ACACCAATTTCATTACGCATCATTTCCACTAATCCTGGCAGATCTTTGTATTGCATGTCCGCAACGTCTTCCATCCAACCTGCGATCTTGTCAACCATGTCCTGTGCGGCCAATACTACCTGTGCCTGTTCTACTTCTGATTCTGTTAACTTGGACTCTTTCATTTTCTTCTTGCCATATTCGCCCATCTTACGCTTAGAACCACATGAACCTTCTTCCATATCTTCGTCTTCTTCCTCGTCCTCATCAGGTTCCTTGATGTCCGGAGCGATTGCGTTCTTAACTGCTGACTGATATGCTGTGCCGTTTGCGTATGAAGGACTGTCCGCACCCGCTTCAGCGATCCTTGCTCTCAATGCCTGTTCAAGCATCAATAATTCCAAGTATGCCGGTGATTTCTCGCTCGTATGTAATGCTGGGGTGTTCTTTGCCTCTTTGATTAATGCTCTAGTCTTAGTGAGCATGGTACGAGCTTTAGTTTCAGATATGTTAGAAACATCAATTTTAGGTGCGAAATATGATTTCATCACCTTTGTGATCAGTCTAACGTCTGTTTTTGGTGCTATGTCTGTTAATTTCATTGTCCAATTCCTTCTCTTGGATATATTTAGCCAGGTTTATATACTGCTCTGCGTCTTTCTTTAACGCTTTGATTTCTAACACTGTTTCCTGTGCTCTAATTGCCGCAGTTACTCTTTTTTCTTTATCGCTACTTTTATTAATAGTGTTTTCAGCAACAGCAAGATCAAACATCCTGCGTTGGATAACTTCATCTATTCTTATTGTAGTCCTCGCCTCTGAAGTCCTTCCAAAAGTTTCCAAGGTACAATATGTGGTTGCCATCTGTGAATTTAAAAACTCATGTACTTCATTAATATGATGAAATACCTTAAATCCATCAAAGGATTTTACAATCCTATATCTATCAAAAGCGAGATAGTCGTCCTTCCGTTTGACAATGACGTTCTTACGAACTTGATTCAGGCCTTGTTGAGCAATAGTTTTAAGACGGTTGTATGCATCGGCCTGGCGCATACGATTAACCTAGATTCTGTGCTATAAACCAGGCAACGACTGCTAAGAGAGAACCTATAACAGTAACTCCCCATCTTATTAGTTGCTGGTTACGTTTTTCGTTTTGGCCCACAACGAGATCTTTGATCTCATAGACCACTTCTTCCAACTTACTAACTTTCTTTTCCACCGCGTCTAGTTTGTTTTCCAATGCCTCGTACCTCTCGGCACATAACTCAACGTGGGCTTCTAAGTTCTGCTTCTCAATTTTTGTAGTGCTCATATTTTTTCCGTCAATAGGAAGTTATCACACGAGTGTTTTGTGAATTTAATTGAGCCTATATGTGCCTGAGTTATGTGTGTTCTATGTGATGCTTTATACTGATTATTTATCATTATTTGTCAAATCGTGCATGAAAAATGTATTGCGTCTTGATCCTAACGTGTTGATTGTGTTATTAATTTTTGCTGTTTCTTCTAAACCAGTGATGATTGGGATTCCGTTAAAGTCATCCATTAGAGCCTGTAACTTGCCCTTGTTATTGTCAAATGCCGAAGGCTGTTCCACTGTGAACGCAAACATCCAAACACTATACTTGAATCCTACTGCCTGTAAATATTCTTCACCAAAGCCATATGCTGTAAGATCCTGATCTTCTAACTGTTCAGGATGGATGAGAACTGATGGTTGATTACGCATACCAATCAGTTGTAGGAATGTTTCATAGTTGCGTTGTTGATTGCGTAATTTAACTTCGTGCTCGTTCTTTGGCTTGGCAGTAAAGCCAGTATTTGAGATATCTGCTAATGTCCAACAAACTATCATTCTTCCACCAATGCCACTATCGTTTTAAGTTTATCTATCGCGTCCTTGACAGCAGGATGCTTAACTAGTTCATTCCAGTGCTGTCGGTATATCCATTCTCTGTAGTCACGGAACTCATCCTCTATCTGCTGGACCAGTTCACGTTTATAGTGTGGATCCCTAAGTTTACGCCTGTATATGGTATTGCCACCATCAGGTGATTCATAGACCCAGGCAGTTGTATCTTTCTCTTCAAACATATCTAATTGCTCCATGCTGATATTTACGCCAATAAAAAAGCCCACCGTAAAAAGTGGGCTTCTTTAAGTATAAGTCTAAACTTACGCTACAACTGCCGCTGTTAAGATACCTAATTTTGTATCTGTAACTGTTGCTGAAGATAAGTCAACTGAGTCAACTGTACCTAAAGCACGGATAGCCGCTTGTAATGTAGCCGCTACAACTGTACCGTTACCACCTGTTGCTTCAACAGCAAATGTTTGCTGTGAGTTTGTGTCAAGTAGTGGACCGATAGCCGCGATAGTCGCTGTGTCTTCGATAGCACGTAAAACTGCTTGTTGAGCACCTTCTGGACCTGTTGATGCGTTAGCATTTACATAGTCAACTGTGAAGAAGTGCAAATTCTGAGCTAATTCTACGTCAGTAGTTGTTGCCGCTGGATGTGTTTTTGTTAATGTTGCCATTTTCTTAATCTCCTAATATGTGGGATCGTAATGTCCCTACACTTATTTAGCCCAAAATGTAAGAATAATCAAAGCATATTATTTGGATATGGCTTTTCTGTATATCTCGTGTAAGTCTGAGTTGATATTTCGGCGTGTCATGGTGATCAGACGCTTCTGCATCCAATTGAGCTCGCTCTGTGCTGGATTCTCCGTGCTGACTAGCCTACGCATACGCATTTGATCTCCGTCTAGATTTATCTTGCGTTGTAGCATAATCATAAGCTGTGCGAAATCTCTCGCATTCAGTTCACCTGAGGCTATATCTCTAATGACACGTTTGATACGCATCTCTGGTAACACTATCTTCCAGTTGTTGAATAGTTGGTCCGCATACTTGTGTTGTTCCTTGACCATAACTATCATATTGTATAGGTCTGGCATAGAAGCACGATATCCGTCAAAGTTTAATCTTTGGACAATTTCTTTAGCATATTTTACTGCCTTGTTTTTGTCCAAGTCATATAAACTGCGAAGCATTATGAAATGATTAAACATGTTCTTTGCGATATCACCAACGTCCTGTCCTCTAAAGGATCCTAGTCGCCTGTGCATTCTAGCTTCGATAAGTTCTTTGATTAGTTCCATTATTATAAATTCTTCGCAAAGTTTGAACGACTGAATCTCAAACGATCAACGTACTTAAGGCCGCCCGCTACATAACCCTCGTGTCCGCTCTCGCCATCTATCGTTGCTGTTATACCACTACCTTGGCTGTCTAGTGATCTAACTATCTGTGTTTTAATAACCGCTATGGCATTGAATATTTGAAATATTAATTCAACCACTTTCATGTTGTCGCCAACGTATTGTTGTAGTCGTTCTGCCTTGACCTTTGTTACTTTAGTTACTGCCCACTGGAGGAAGTTGCCTGCCATGTTATTAAAGTTACCTTCTCTAACTCTAACATTGGCATACTGTTTCATTAGTGCTGGTAAGTCACTTAGTTTGTTTGATCTCAACAGTTCAGGCATGAAGAACTTGTCAATGGCACGACTGTTTTGTTTAACCTTAGACTCAATCTGACCTATTTTTCCTGTTGGCAAGGTTAACTTGGGAGTTTCTTTCATTTTAGGACCTACGAACAGTATGCTACCCTTAGGTAGTTTCTCCACAGCGTGAAACGGTTGTCCATCGTCTTGTGGTCCAGTCTTGTATGTGTGTATAGCAACTGCCGCCATGCTGTTTGCTATCTGTTTGCCTAGGTCTGTGTCTGTGTCTACTGAATATGTTACAGTGTTTGGTGTAAACACATATTTGTTACCTTTTTTCTGAGGTGTTCCTACATACAATAGGTCTCCTTGAAAAAAACCATTTAGTCCCGCAGGAGTTTGTGCTTCTAGTGGTTTCCATAATGCCTTGTACATATTGATCAAGTCCGCACGATCGCCACCACGCATTAACATAACCTTTTCTAGTTCTTCTGGAGTCTTAGCCATGCCTGAATATGTTTTAGCGCCGAACCCTGACTTGTCAGTTAGCACAAACTTGCCATCTGTATCTCTACCAAATATTATCGCTGGTTTGCCATCCCATTTAATTGTGATGTCTTCTGCTGATTTAGGTAGATAATTTAATTGTTCTATTGCTTGTAAAGCACCTCTTGACCCAGCGTTGAATATCATATCTTCTGGATGTTCAATACGGGCCGCTTCAACTATCACACTCATGCCTTGATTAACTATGCGATTTCTTAACTGTCGCATAATGTTGGTCTCAGTCATAGCGTCTAGATTAAGTCCTTCTTTAGCAAATGTTTCTCTAGCATCTGCTACTAACTGTTCATAATCCGGATCAGTTTTAATCTTTCTAATTATTGATTCTACACTAGCAAGATCCTTTTCAGTGCCTCCCACTAATATACGTGATATCTCGTCAGGGTCTTTGGTTACTAACTTGTTAGTGTCTCTAGTTAACAGTCCGTTCTGTGCTGAAAATTTTAGATTCCTCACTTTCGCAATACTAGACAACAATATAGCCCTATGCTTGCCTTTGAATTCTGATCCTTCAGGTGAGCCTGCCATGGCCCACTTCTGCCATTGTGAGTCGCCAAACATAAAGTCAGTCTGAACGAATCCGTTTAGTGCCTGTCCGTTAATAGGTGTTCTGTAGTGTACGGAAACGCCTGACTTGGCTATGTAGTCTTTTGGGTCTAATCCCTGTGATGTTACGTGCTGTGCTAGTTTGTTATAGAGCTCTTCTTTGGACATTGACTTGTTGTCCACTGCTAGGTCCAAATCACCACTTGATTGTGCAATGCCTGTTGACCCCAACATGTTTTGTAGGAGTGGAAGTCCCGTAAGTTTCTCTAAGTAACCTACCGTGGGTTGGACGTCCTGTTTGTTGATCCTCTGTGTCTGAGGATCACCGTCAGCATCCTTGAATACATTTCCGCCTTCTCTTATTATCATTTTGCTATGTTCTTGTCCCCGGCTCGCCATTCAGCTCTTATCATGTCATAAAGCCTCTTGTGTGTGGGATCATCCAAGTTAAGTTCTAGGTTGCCTGTCCTTGCTATCCTACCACTCATTGTGAATGGTTTTGGATCTTTGTTGATGTCTGGTTGCTGGCTCTGTGCGGGTGTCTGTTCCTTGTCCAGGCCCTGTCCGGAGTCTACCCAGGAAGCGGCAACTGCCGATATGGTCTTAAATCTGTCCTGCCATACGCCCATGTCGTTCCTGCCCTGAGGACTGGATATCTCTGCCATGGCCTTGTCTATCATCTTCTTGCCTTCCGGAGAATCCTTCTCTAGTGCCGTCAATGACACGTCACCCATCAATAATTGATCAACGAACTGTCTGAGCTGTTCCTGATATTGTTTGTCGCTTAATGGACCTGCCTGTTGTTTCTCCATCCTGTTGACCCTACCTGCCCAGGCCTTAGTGGCTACATCTGCCACACGCTTGATGTCACCGAGACTTCTCTTGAGTGTGACTCGTTGTTGCATGGATGCGTTCGGGGGTAATGGTTTAGTGCCGATGCCGATTCCGTCTAGGAAGCCTTCTCTGATTTCCTTAATCTTCATCCTTGCGCCTCACGGAGCGATAAAACTTACGTGGATCACGTGTCCTTATCGCATTGATGAACTTGCGTTGAAGATCATCCGCTTGGTCAGGTTCATACATGTTTTCCAACTGCTCAAATAGATTGATGGCACTCTGTATGATGTT